CAACGTTAATGATTCCGTTTGTATCTTTGATACATAAATCGTTTCGATATAACGATTTGACTCAGTCAATAGACGTATTGCCTTAACCGGTTTCCGCGAGTGGTACTTCGCGATACGTGCCTCGTATCACATTGCTATTGATTTGCAGGGTATGAACTTTAGTCAAGAGCTGGGATTTTCCTGTGCCCCGATTTCAGTCTTCACACACCAAGACACAGCGAGTACATACAACGCCTTGGTAGGTCTTAATAGTTGCAGTAGTTTTAGCCCATGAATTTGGCTCTGATTCTACCAGTACCTAACCTTCGCCATGGCTAATGTCACTGGATTTTCGCTATCGGGGAGCCGCATCGGAGCGGGCCCTACCTAATATCCAATTGGATTGCAAAATGATCACAACTAACCAAAAAAAAACAAATCATCCAAACAACCAACCTCACATCCACCATTTATTCACCACAATCTGGCAAATACATAAAGACCAATATCACAGATTTTAAAATTGTTCATGCAAATTGTTTTTATGATAATATTAAATTCACTAATGTACCTTTGCTTTCAGTTCAAGATTCAGAATATTATTTGTTTACACCAACTATTCTAGCCACTAAATTTCATAATATAACAAATGGATCAGTTACAGATAATTTTGTCAGAAAACTCACCACATTAATGCTTAACTTCGAAAACGAAGATGATGACGACACAGCTAACGAAATTTTGGAAAAGATTTACGGAACAGTCTGCCACCTCTATGAATATGAAGGACACCATTCAATAACTGCTTTTACATATCTACGCGGTTATGCATTAACATATTGCTTGGCACCATATGCATTCAAAGTTGAATTAATGGACTGTGAGCAGGAGAAACTAACTTTAAAGAAAATGTCAAAACAAACAATTTCATATATCGAATCTCCTTTGACCAATAAGATAACCAAGTATGAAGTATCACAGAATATATATTTGCCTAAGTGGCAAGCAACATTTTATAGAGCCACGCCAACGTCTCTTTCTATCTTATTTGCACTTAGATGCCGTACACAGAATATACGCGTAGCATTCCGCTATCAAGTAAAAACTTATTCTTACGACTCTGAATGCAAATTCTATTTAGCTTCTATACCACCACCACCGGATACTTATACATTAACAAGTTACACTAATGCTAAGCGTAAATCATCAGGAGCTATTAAGGTTCATCGAAATATTACACGATTTGTTTTTTCGCGTGTTCCTGATGCTCTGCGCAAGTATCTAAGTCAAAAACATGACATTTTCATTGCTCGTCAAATTCACGTGCCAGTTGTAGTTATTAAATGGAATCCATACCGTCATAATTGTTTCACAAAACCACAAAATAAGAAGAAAAACCAATTAGACCGTTTCATCTGCTTAGTTAATGATAAGAACATCGATAAAAAGAAATCTTATGAACTGTATGAGTTGTCACAGAATGGAAGTGTAGCATCTGATGCGGTTTCCGTAATCAGTAAAACTCTATCAGCAACATCGACAGAATTGTTAACAAAGAACTTAGCAGGACCGATTGCCAAGCATATTCGCCATTTTACTTATGCCGTTTGGGCCTTTTTAGCCACTGATATTTTACGACTCATCCTTAGGGTTATTCGTATATTTAGATTTGGTTGGGACGCACAAATGGGCATTGAATTCGCTTTGGATGTATCAAGTTTGATTGGTCATGCCGTGTTACAATTTGGATTAATGAAGATGATTACCGCAGACTCTATTCAAAAGATGTCAGCTATGATCAAAGATTTAGTCGTCGAACAGTTAAGCAACAAACAGTTTTTCTTTTCGCCACCAGGATCACAATATGAATCTGTTGAATCAAACCAAGCTGGAATTTCTGTTCAAACATGTATAGGACTAGTAATAGGCATAATGTCTTTAGGGCTAACAATCGGCACTCTTGCCGGATTTAAAGGACCTCAAGCCGCCGGAAAGCGACTTGTCGATTGTAATGCGATACGGAAAGCGGCTACTGAATCAGCTACTTCCGCTAAAGACTTAGTCTATGCTATTTCTGAGGAATGTTTTGGATATAATATGTCACCTTTCGCTAACTTACGGACATCTCTATCTACTATGGTCCGTGAATTAGACGAATATAACCAGTATTCACAATTCATGTATGCAAAGGACGTGACCTTATATTATCGATTGAGGACAGCAGTTATAAAAGCAGAATCACTCTATACATCAGTAACTAAACAGAACAATACTTTAGAAAATTCAGTACTAAATTCATTAACGCTTTTAAATCAGTCTATTTCAGTTGCAAAAATCAAAAGAGATAAGATAGGAGAAGCATTAGCTAGTGGAGGACCTAGAGTAGAAACAGCCATGTTCCACGTCGTAGGAAGAAGAGGTTGTGGTAAAACGTATGCTCTTAATAATATCTTGATACCAGAGATATGTCGTAAATTTGGATGGCGCGAAGGCACTTATGGAATTAATTTTAGTGGTCAAGTATATTGGCCACCTTATGCTGGACAGCCCATTGGAATTTATGATGAATTTCTTGGAACAAAAGAGGAAGACCCGATTATACCAAATCTAAATTTGTTGGGAAGCACTGGTCACTGTAATCTACCGGGAGCCGAACTAGTATACAAATTTCAACCTTGTTATATGAAGGCTTTATTCTTAGTTTCTAATCAACATTACGTGGACCTCGGGAATAAACTAACGCCAACTGCTGCAGAAGCTGTCTATTCTCGTTTCAGAAGATACGAATTTATTAATACCAGACAATCGGTCACAGACGATCATTCTCGATTTGGAGTCTATCATTCAGAAACGTTAGAAGAAATGGAAATCAGGAAATACATCACCAATGCTAATAAGAATTCTAGAGTGGCAGTAGGAGGAACTCGAAATCCAAAGCGTGGACAAGTCTATAGTTTGCCAAATGGAGATCAATATACGATTATTACACCAGAGGAATTCGTTATTGATGTCTGTGCAATTGTACAAAGCAACATGGACTTGTTTAGGAAACAGGATCCAGAAGCCGCATCTAAGGATATTGAAACAACCTTGGCTGCGACATTCAGACCAGATTTGGATTTAGAGGAAACTAAAGAAGGAGGAGATGAAGATAAATTATTTAGACAACTTTCAATTCAAAAACATCTAGAATCAGAACTTAAAGCAAGGAGAAAAGCCGTATCTAGTACTTCATCAGCTAGTCAAACGTCAATTCAAGCATCACTAAATTCAAATGTAAGTTCCTTGAATACTGTCGAGTCAACAACGTCAGAATCAGCTTCTAGTACATCTTCAGATGCATCTGTTCCACTACATCAACCTGGACAAATAATCGAAACACATCAACGGCCAGCACTTTACACTATTGGAGAAGAGGAGTCATCCAGCGATGAAACTATAGAATCCAATCAAATGCAGCTTCTTCCAGATGAAATAGCTCACATTTATCGATCTTTGCCAGCAACATCAAACGTACGACCATCAAGACCATTAACTTATGACAGGAAAATGTTCATTGCTGAAGGCAGACATACATTCGGACAGAAATCAGATAGATGGTATGAAACTAATCTCCACCCTTATTATGAATTTTGTTTCTCGAGAGGATTTGAGAGGTGTTATCGCCATACCTTACAGGAAGTCGCCAAACTTAGGAAGCTTCTTAATGATCCGAAAAGATGGGCTAACATACCATATGAGATTAACGATGAATTCGATTACATCAGGGAGTGTAGAATGAATCTGCCGGATATGAGAGATATGGAACCAGTTGAAGTAACGGACTATAGAACATCAGCAATGTCAACTGGATTTCATTATGTAGGAGGGAGAGTGTATAAGGTTGGTGGCATAGAGTATTATGGGCGCAGTGCAGGAAAGTGTACCATCAAATTTCATGGTAAAATGATTAAGGACAAAGGAAAGCATATGATATCTACATTTATGCCTTGCACCATTATAGAAAATAGAATTGAATATCCTGGATTTTCGTTCTGTATGCTCTATGATGAATTTCCTGGAATAACATCGAGTTATAAGCTAGAAGACGTTATGACCTACCCTACCATTTTGCTATCACTACAAATCAAAAATGCATTTAGAAATTCAAAAGTTCATCTCAGATTCGCAGAAATTCTGTGTCGCTGGTTTGCCAAGGAAGATAAAGATCAGATTAGGAGAATTGAGAATTATCTAATGACGCTTGAAGATAAAGGAATGTCCAATTATGATTTGCCGATTGGAGTTCTTGATGACCTTAAATATTGGGCATGTGAGGAACTTGACTTTGACAGTACGAAACTTAGCATGAGACTTGAAAATATAAACCACTTCAATTACAATCCACATGAGTATTTTTATTTGATTAGTGAAATTCATCCTATGTTCCATATGTTATTCAGAAATTTGTTTAAATCAGGTCGAGATGTAAACCTTTGGCACTATTCTCTTATGCGCAAAATGGAAAACTTGGTTAAGGGTAATTCTTTCTATCTAAACCCTATAACTTATGTCCAATTGTTGAATTTACACAGAATATTGCCACAGGATATGTATAAAAAATTTGGACCAATGTTTGCTTTTCATAAATTAGTTAAATGTTATCAGGAAGCTTATTTTCATGTACAGTCCCCTTTTGAAAAACATGCTACAATTAGAAACTTACCTTATGGTCACATGGAAGGATTTGAATCACCACCAGATTATTATCTAGACATGTGTGATAAGAGAGCAGGTAGGAAAGTTCGAGCACATTACATCCCAGAAATATCTTGGCCTATTATGCACTTTGATGAAGATGTACCAGAAGAATGGGTTGGAATTAATGTTAAATGGAATCAAGAAACATATTGGTTCATCATGGAAGAAGTACTTAAATTAAAGAAGCAAAGACTCAACATAAGAACTATTGCGGACATATTCGAAGGCATACCTTTAGCGGGTCCTAATGTTGGATGGCAACAAGCCTTATCCTACTCGCTACCGGTTGCTGGAAAATATCCTCCAGAAGTAGTTGTAAATATTGAAGGATGTGAGAAAATAGAATTCAATCAATCTTCAGACTCACAATATGAAAATTATGTAGTACACTTCTACGGCGAACCAGGTTCTGGAAAGTCATTTAAATCGCGTCAAGTTGCAGCTAAATTATCAAAAATATTCAAGATGCCAATATTTGAAGTCACACAAGGCGATCTCAGCAAAATAATGCCAAGCCCAGTACCATCAATTTATGTTCTCCATGACCAACTTGCAGACGAACGTGCTTATGTACAATTTTATGATACTGTTGTTAAACCATCAATTATAATACTTTCATCAAATATTAAAGTATCATCAACCTACGCATGGGCTCAGTATGAGACTGGAACTGGCTTATATTCCTTACTTAAAATACCTATGAATATCTACTATTATCTTAAAGCAGAAGCCTCTAAAATTTCAGGCAAGTCACAGGTAAATAAAGAACCAGGATTTATAAGGCGGATTGGTATCACTGGAGTACTAAAACATCAAGGTCAAACATCATACAGAAGCGAACAGATGGGATCACTGATTAGATTCGAAACAGGAAGAAGAATGTATATGGTTCAGTCACGCACTACTGAAGAAGTAACGGATAATGATGTAATGCTCAAAATTATCACAGATTTTAGAAGACTTTATCAACAACATGGAAACATCATTTTCACTAAAGTAGATGATCTTTCTAGCATCACTAATGCAGATGTTCTCGTGGAAGCTCCAAATTCCAAGAAGTTACGGGAATGCGTTAATGATGTTGGAAAAGTTCTTAAAGCTTTTTATAATTCACATCGTGGAAATCCAACGGAAGTCAACATAGAGATTTCAGATAGAGTCATAAATTCAACCTTCCAATTCACACCACACATGTTCCATTTGGGAAGGGAAGATAAAATACCTACAGAAGAAGAATTAAAAGCCTTAGCAGAGCGCACATATTCAACATTGCGTACTGCCGACACTGATTTCACTGCATTGATCAAAACTAGTGATTTCACTGCATTTTGTGTTAGAGGCGAAATTCAATATTGTACTAATAGTCTTCCCATACCTTATGTTTTTAGTCATTCAATTTCAGACCAATCAGGAGTTAAAATGATAACTATTTCGAAAAGCGATCAAGACGGTGAGGTAGATAGTCAAACTTATAAAATGGAAGAAGTTGTTAATGCTTTAGTTAACGGCTTCCACAAAGTCAAAAGTATTGAAGAACAAGAGTATGTTAACTACCTCATCACCAATGAAAAACTAATCTTAGATGCTCCTGAAGCGAAAATTTTCTTAAATCAAGTCAAAATTTTGAGCATTACGGGAAAGACAATTCAAGATCAAAGAAATATATTCCTTGTCATCTGGGATAAATTCGTGAATTCGAAAGTATTTAGAGTCATTTCACTATTCTTAGTCATACTGCTTTCTTTGTCCGTATTATGGAGTCTATTTTCATCAATCTATAATTTCTTCAAGCCGGATAAATCAGATTTTCAGAAGTTATCTAATGGAGTTAAACTGCCTTCATCAATTACAGTTGGCGGTTGCGTATTTGAAGCTTCATATACAATCAGTGGAGATAAAGTCAACGTTCTCTTAGAAACTTCTAGTACTGACAGCGATTATGATCGCGATGAAGTGCATGAAACCCTTGAGGAAGTCATAGAAAATGAAACAGATGGCAGGTACTACCTAGTTGGCATCAACTATCAACATCGCCAATCAGAGTATACCAAGAACCAAAAACACGGCAAGAGATCAGGTAAGAACGCTATAACAACTAAGCGTGGAGCCAGAAACCAAGTGGAGAAAACACAAAGTTCAATACCAATTGCCAATCTAGAGGAAGTTCAAAACGATATTAGGTCAAGTTATATAATGAAGGATCATAATTTCAACACTCAGACAGCCATCTCTGTTCGAACCAAATGCGCTCAAAATCAAGTAGTAGTTGTAGTCGGTGGTAAAGCCGTCTATGGTCTAGGGTATAAGAATCGCTATATTTTATGCCCAGCTCATACTATACGCAAACAAGATGTTAGACAGAGAGATGCGGTTACAGTAATATATCGTAAGAAATTAAAGTCAGGAGTTATCAATCAATTCACAACATCGGAAGTACAAGTTCAATATCTGGATTACGATAATGATTTGGCAGTTCTGCATATAGATCAACCTGAATTTCCGAACTTTACTGATATTTCAAACTATTTCATCACAGAGGAGAAAACCAGTAAAGTTTTTGGAGCATATCTTATGTGCAGAGCAAGACAAGCAAATGATTCTATCACTAACGCTATCCTTAGTGAGGAATGGTTAATTCAAGCCGGTATCGTTGAACATACTCATACCAAATACTCAAGTATTACAGGAGACGGAATTCGCCTGGATCACACAGCACCATCTTTTGGTTATGAGCGATTCAGTGGACAATCCTTCGGCACGAGGCCCGGAGATTGTGGTTCTGTATACCTTGCATCTTCGGTATCCTTGGACTATGAAATTATACTAGGCTTGCATTTAACAGCTAGAGATGCTCAATCACTATCAACAAGATCAAATTGCTTAACTAAAGAATTTTTGGCCAATGTTTTCAATCATTTAGTTGAACCTACTTATAGTTTGCTTGGACCACACAGGATTGAGAAAACACAAGATTCTTCTACGCTAGACGACATGCTTATTAAATTAGACCTCAGCGTATATCACCCAGCAGTCGAAGACTTCGTAGATGTTTATACAGACGAATTTTATGAATCAATATTCGATCTGCCTTATCCAGCTATGTACGATCAGGACTTGTGGTGGGATGAAGAATTTACCGAATCCACCCTTGGACTGATTGGAAGAAGCGACAAGTTTAAACCTCTACATCTGGGAAAACATGCACACCATCCAACACCGTGGTCTACAAAGCTTCAGTTACCAAATAAGTCATGTCTCAGTGTGACAAGCTATAAGCAGCTTCCTAAATTTGAAGCAGATAAATTACATACTCTCCGTGGTCGACCTTCAGTCGTAGCGGAACAACTTTCTTTCTATAATGATCCTATCAAATTTGGCAAAACAGCAAAGCGCTTAATGAACGTTGCTTCTGGAATCCTACGCAAGCAATATGATATCATTTATAAAGGCCCCCATCGCGTATTAACAAATCTCGAGGCCATAAATGGAATCTATTTTGACAAGCGAGATCCCTATTATGGTGGACTTGACGCATTAGACATGTCCTCCTCAATAGGTGATTACGGAATTCGGAAGCACGGACTTACCAGAAAAAGCGAAATTTTCAAGGAAATAGAATGTGAAGACTCAATACGGAAAGTATATGGCTGGAAATCAACACCGAAAGCCATGGACATTCAATACAGATGTGACGTATACGAGCGGATGGCGCTCACTGGAAAAAGACTAATGACTGTTGCTCGTGACAATTTAAAACATGAAGTTGTTAATAAACCAAAAGCACGCGCTTTTCAAAGTATGTCTATTGAAGAAGTATTATGTATGCGGAAATATACTGGAACTCTTCAAGCAGCTATGGTTACCCGTCATATGGAAGGTCACTGTCAAATTGGCATTGATCCCTTAACTCAATTTCACTGGTTAATGGATCGAATGCGTGACGTTGGAAATATCGGCGAAGCCGGTGACTTTTCTAGGTGGGATAAACATATGTTAGCACCATGTATCCGCGAAGGGATGGACATACTCTGTGAACTCATGTGCAATTATTTACCAAAAGAAACCGACAAAGAAGCAGTCCGAAACGTATTCCGTGTGTTCGCACATAGTATCATATACACAATCGTAGAATGCGAAGGCTTCTACTATGTGAAAACACGTGGAATACCATCAGGAGTCGCAGTTACCGCGATGTTAAATTGCACTATCAACGAGTTATATACACTCATGAGTGTGCAATTCCTGCTGGATCGGTATTTTTATTACGAGAAAACAGACAATCTAGAAGGACTTAAACAATATTTTGGAAAAGGAGCTAAGTTTTTACCGGAAGGCTATTTACCAGAACAGTTAACTCATAAATGGTTTTATAAAAATTTCGATTTTGCAGTATACGGCGACGATAAATTCACAGTTATTAATCCAAGAATAGCCCAAATTTTTAATTTCAAATCATTTAAAAAATTTTACAAGGATGTGTTAGGAATAACTTATGACACACCAAGAAAGGACGGGTTCGAGTACAAGTATTGTGGCTTGCACGAAATAGAATTCCTTTCTCGTACAATGACTGTCGAGGATGGGGTTGTATTTCCAGCACTAAAGAAGGAAACCATCATTAGCTTACTCCACTGGTCCAGACAACATCAGATAGAGCACTACGAGGATTTACTCACGGACTGTCTAGAAGAAGCGGCCTTATGGGATCGGGAATTTTACGAAAGCATCTGTAAAGATGTGGCTATCGCAATAAGCTATTTGTCGCGACAAGCAGGTAGAACCATCCGAGTCATACTAACACCATATGACCGCAAACGGAACGAGTTGCGGGCCAAAATTCTTCATGGCCGAAACTCCGAGAAGTCCCTGCGTACTTCCCTGAAAAACTTTTCTCATAAAAACGAAGTAAGAGTACCAGGGCTCTGTCGTCTTAAAGATATATCAAATACTATACAAGTGGAAGAACTTTGCCAAATGCAGTCTCAATTCACCGTCGAAGAGGCTATGGACCTCATGAAAGCACATTTCGAACTGGACTACACGAAGTTGGGTCTAGTAGCCATCAAAAGTATTTACAACTGTCCGGCAGTAACATTTGATGGGTATCGCGGATATGGATCGATTTATTTCGATTATCATCCAGGCGTCCCCAGAAATTATTACATGTCTGACCTTCAAAAAATAATTAATGCTGCCAACAAGAAAGGTTTGCGTAATTACGCCATAAAGAATTTCTTCGATGTTTATCGGCGTATTGGACCCGAAATCCTGCCAATCTTGTCGACAACAATAATTCCAGATTTTACAATATTGCGGCCCAGTGTAACGCATCCACATGCGGTCTTAAAACAACTACAGCGCACCGATCTATCAGAATTCAATCAAGATGGGTGCTATTTATTTCAGAAATCCAATAAAGTTAAATTTCAAATCAAGCAATTCGATAAACATGGGCTTAATGAAATCGTGCTTAGAGAGGATCTCTACAAAACCAGTGATGACGTACAAGCAGATTCAGGAATTAACTCAGGACGATCAGATGTACAAGATGGTAAAAACCAGAAACCGTCAAATGAGAATGTCCTTCCGATTGAACGCCACCATATGCCGCCAAAAGTCTTCAACTACTCACCCTGGGTAGATGACATGAAGGCACTCGCACACAAACCTATGGTTACTGTCGGCAGTCCAATAACTATTGCCGTCAATCAACCAGCAGGAACAGTAGTCGATGTCGTCTCCTTAGGCGAACTCAGTACAATGAGTAGAGCTATGCGCATATGGGCTAGCGTGAATTCGGAGTGTTGCGCTACCATCGTATATTCATACAAATTCGTAACAGCGGCCACTATCATAAACGAGTTAATATTTGGATTAGCAGTACAGAAGAAAGCGTCGTACACAGAAGATGAACTCCAAATTATTGAATGGAAAGCAATTAACCCGCAGGAACAGACAGCTACTATAGAACTTAACTTAGCTCCTGTCACCAGCGACCGACTTATGCCAAATCGATACACCTTTTCGGAAACAATCGCAACTGGTACATTTGTTCCAACACTAGTCATTCTAACTCGTGTACCAATTCAAAATTCTTATGCTAACGACAACGTATCGATTAATGTAATCCGAATGGCGCACTTTGCGAACCATACCGAAGGTCCATCAGCATTCAGAGCTACGGCCGAGGATTTGGAAGCAGGAAGCTTGAACTCAACATCGAAAACTATCATTGACGCCACCACAAGTACTACAACTACCATGTCAGATTTATTACGTTTGCCTCAAGGCAGACCCTTTCAAATTACTTGTGATGGTGGCATTGCTAAAGTCGACGAGCTTGCGCCCAATACAGCATTATCGTACACGGCTATCACGGGAAAAGTTAATTTCTCACCACAATATACTTTTGGAATTAACTCTTCCCTTGATCCAACAAGTATCACAGATTATACCAGCATTGCATCTTTTTCACTCAAACAGAACAATCCAATGTGTTGGTATATGCCAATGTTTACACCAATTCTTCAAACACGTTCATACACTAACGCAGCCGGTGATCGAACTTATCTTGACTACAACAGCTTTAAGAAAATCGCGCTCAAAACTAGCTCAAACCCTGATGAAACTGCAAGGGGAATAATGCGGGGGTTGGCTGCTTCTGGCCTGGCATATCCAGTAACAGATTTACTGATATACGAAGCTTTTGGCAGACCAATACCAGCATTACCTGATGATGCAATGTCTATTAAATTTGGCGAAAAGCTCACTTACAATGGTATGAACCGAATTGCTTTCAACTATAGAACAGCATTGGAAGCTTCAGACGTAACATCATACAGAGGCGAAATGATAACTCGAATGTGCAACAATTGGGCAGATCAAGGATGGGCCTACGTTATAACTCAAACAGATTCTTTTACAGAAGCAGTAGGCACGGCTAGTACCTATGATCACACTTTCTCAAGCAGATATCAATCTATACAAAATAGCGATGCGACAGGAAGTGCAGGAGTGGGTTACAGTATGAACTATGACATCACAGGAGTAGCAACAGGAGAAACAGTTTCTCAAAATTTCTATTGTGTTAATACCGTTAAACTATGGCATCAGGACTTAGGGCAAAGACTACTAATCTTTCTAACCTCAGTAGACCCTTCAAGTCCTGGTGACAATGTTAGCGTCCAAATTCAAAACCTTTTAGAATCAGTCTATCAAGTAACGGCACGTTTGGAAACAGGACAAATCAATGGATATGGTGACGGGAGTGCTAGCTCAGTTGTTGGAAATACCGGTTTTGTCGGCTTCGCAAATGTAACCATGAGCCTTAATATTGACTTAACCGATATTGACGTAAACACTATGGCTAATCGAGCAACATCTCTGTCACAATCTTCTTATTTCACAGTCAACACCAACCAATCAATCATCAATTTTGGAACGACCTTGGCTACCACGCTGCCAGAAACCTTAGCTGAAACACAGTCTGGCGTGGAGATGGTGGATACTCTCTTCTTGAGTAACTGGCGACAATTAATCAGGTCCTTAGGACTTGCAAACGCAGATGACGATAACGTCACAATTGCCTTTACACTCTGGAACAGAATATCCTCAACTCCCATGGCATATGTTAATTATGAATGGTCGGAAGATGTATTCTGGGTATTAAACAACCCTGGTACTGATGCAGACCGGTACAAAGCTTACCCTAAATTAACCTATGAAGACATAAGAATTGGAAACGTACGAAGAATAGTGACTTCTACTGGCCTAGTGACAGACACCTCACGTTGGGCCTCTAGAGTCGTTGAAGACGTATCCACAGCAGCGTTTAATGGAACACGAACAACTAAGAGTCTTGCTTCAGGGCGAAAACGAGTAGTCGTATCAATTAACACAGAGACAACTCAGATGGAAAACGCTATGCTAGCAACTGCAGGCATAAGTGGGGCTTTTAGTGGAATAACGAACATACTACAGATGATTTTCATGTCTAACTCAGTAGATGACCGATTGAAACAAACTTTGGCAAACCAGATACTACAAATTCAGGAGAAGGGCGCCCAAGATCGTGAAACGCTACAACTCCAAGCAGCTCTTAATGGGTTGTCTTCGGAAATCAACATGCGAAGGTATGCTGGCACTGGATGGTTTGACAAATCAGACACAGAAAGCACCGCCAGTTCTGGCTTACCTAGCTATACTAGCAAAGGCGCAGAAGAGGAAGAAATAGAATCGCTAATCGGTGAATCTACAACGGAACAACCACAGCAAACGACCACGGACACGCCCGCTCGCTGGGTTGCAGCTGATGACTCAGATAGTCATGAACTGCAAGCCAGAGATCGATTCGCAAGAGAGAACAGTATTCGTTCCCTCAAACACAACACACACACACCACAACCACAAAAACTCGATCGTTCGCAAATTCGAGCTTATCTAGCGAACCCTACGAGTGATAATACTGAAAAGAAGGGGGCAATATCCATGACTCACCGTGACAATATAACACACGGTAGGTCGCGGACTGCCCAAATCCATGCAGACAATCAGATCGCAGAGACTACTGTCTGACTGGATGAAACTTTCGCTACACACACGCAATACACTTTGGCGTACAATTCGTTGTTATGCCTAAATATATCTAATGGACTTATCTATATTATTATA